GTAGCACCTTTTTGTCCTTTGCCTCCCGCTGGCCCTTGGATATTACCAGTAGGAACCCATTGCGCGCCGTCCCATTCATAGACATCACCAGTGCTTGTATCCAAGTATTGGTCATCTCTATTAGTGCCAGGAGTAGTAGGAGGCCCAACAGCGGAAGTCCATTGAGAGCCTTCTACGCCTTTCTGACCTTTATCTCCCTGCTGACCTTTGTCTCCGGTAATACCCTTCTGACCTTTGTCTCCTTTGTCCCCAGTTTCACCTTTCTCTCCTTTGTCCCCGGTGATTCCTTTGTCACCAGTGTTACCCTTTTCACCGGTAGTTCCTTTAAGTCCTACTTCACCTTTTTGACCTTTATCACCTTTGTCCCCAGTTTCACCTTTCTCTCCTTTATCTCCAGTGATACCCTTGTCGCCAGTCTCTCCTTTTTGCCCCTTGTCACCTTTATCTCCTGTGGTTCCTTTGTTACCTACTTCGCCTTTTTGTCCTTTATCGCCAGTAGTTCCTTTGTCACCTATCTCACCTTTTTGTCCCTTATCACCAGTAGCGCCCTTATCTCCAGTAACACCCTTGTCTCCTTTGTCACCTGTGATACCTTTTTCGCCGACCTCACCTTTTTGTCCCTTATCCCCTTTGTCTCCTGTGATACCTTTTTCACCGACCTCACCTTTATCGCCAGTAGTTCCTTTGTCGCCTACTTCACCTTTTTGACCTTTATCACCCTGATCCCCTTTAACGCCTATCTCGCCTTTCTGTCCTTTGTCTCCGGTGATTCCTTTGTCACCAGTAATACCTTTGTCTCCTGTGGTTCCCTTTTCTCCCTGATCACCCTTGACGCCTATCTCACCTTTCTGTCCTTTATCGCCCTCTTCTCCCTTGACACCTTTATCACCAGTAATCCCTTTATCCCCAGTTTCACCTTTAGCGCCAGTATCTCCCTTGACACCTATCTCACCTTTAGCACCAACCTCGCCTTTGATACCTTTATCTCCTTGCTCACCTTTAGCGCCAGTATCTCCTTTAGCGCCAGTATCTCCCTTGACACCTATCTCACCTTTAGTTCCCTTTTCTCCTTGCTGACCCTTTAGACCTTTAAGACCTATTTCTCCTTTTTGACCCTTGTTTCCTTTATCTCCCTTTGCTCCAGGAAGTTGTGTAACACTACCCGTGGTAAGTATTACTGTATTAACAGGTGGTAATGTAACGTCGAAAACCAGACCACTTTCTACGGTAATTTGTACCGTAGTGTCGCCTGGCTTTAATACTACTATGTCGATGCCTTTGTCAGCCATTGATATGTTTATGAATGGTTTATGTTACAATATCCTGTACTACCTCAAAGGTTCCGTAGAACCAAGTTTCAACAGTACTATCAGATATCAGTGTAGACTGAAGCCCATATACATATGTGCCTGCATCTACATTCATGTTGGCCGCTGTGATTGTTACAGTGAGTTCTCCATTTATATTTCCTGTAATTGTAATATTTGAATCAGTAATAACAAGCGGGCCGTTATCGTATTCCCTAACCTCCATTTTGTATGTATAAAGGGTAAGGTCTAGTTTCGTTCCACTCGTGTCTTTTACTACAGCGTTCAATACAAACGTGTCACCACGACGTGTACAAATGTTTATCTGAGCAGCGTTGTTCAAATTTACATTTGTAGGGTTACTACATGAGCACGGACTATTTGAGCAGGAGCAGGACATCTTATGATATTGTTAGGTTGGTTACTATATCCTCACTAAGAGGTGGACGTTCGCCTTGACGTTGTGCAATTAATTTGCTTTGGGCCAACGCTTGTTTATCTATTCTTTGGTCTTTACGATTCTCTGACTCAGCATCTGCTTGCATACGAACTCCGCTTTCCACTTGTTGCTCAATCACACCATACTCTCCTTTGAGTTGTTCGATTTGAATTTTGAACTGATACTCTAGTTGTATGAGTTGCGCTTTCGCTTCTGTCTCTAATTGAATCCGCTGTGCTTCTATCTGGGCTTCGAGTTGCTTTTTTTGCATCTCCATTTGAGCGGCCACTTGTGATGCTTGTTGATTTGATTGAGATTGTATCTGCGCTTGCTGGGCCATCATCTCTTGTTGTTGCTTGATTCTTTTCTTTCTGCGAACCACCAAGAGTCTCTCTGCTTGTTCCACGTCTTTAATCTGGCGAATGGCAATCGCATCTTCAAGGTCAATTTCTTTTTGTCCAAGAGCAATCTGTATGTTTTGTTCTAGGTATTGCTTGTCCATTTCGTTCATCTCAGTAACAACCACTACGCCGAAGTTGTACATAGATAAGTTATCGAAAGAACTAAGCACGGCCATGTTGGTTTCTCCAACGGCATTTGTGTATACCTTATATAGTATACTGTCTGGTGGTATCACCTGTAGACAGCGAACAATATCATCACACACCTTTTGATAAAGAACCATCGCGGCATTAGTGATGTCGTATATAGCGTTGTTTCCAGCCTGTACTGCCATTTGATTTACACCCACTAAGGCTTCTCCTTTTGGAGTGGTTCCATCCATAACCTCATTGATACCGGTGGCATCTCTAATCATTCTTAGGTAGTGATTGTAAAGAGAAACAAGTTCTTGTATGTTTCTAATATTATTACCTATCTCTCTGACCGGTGGGTTTTGGAAACCTCCCTCTGGATTCTTGCTCCGGTAATAGAACACACCAGTTTGTTCGTAGATGTCTTGAATCTCTAGTGGCTGCAGTTCACCACCGCGCCCTAGTTGTACGTTCTCTAACCCTTCAATATCAATGATGAGTCCATCTGGTTTTGCTTTAGCAATAGATTGTTGTAGTTTCAAGTGCGTGATCTGGAGCATGTCAGCAAACCCTATAACAGAGGATACCATTGACTTAGGTATCATCCCACGGATATTAGTTGCTACAATGCTATATGATAAACGAGCACGTGAAATATCATGTACGTTCTTAGGTATGTTTTTCTTTGGCCCGTAGTTGTATAACTTCTCTGTACCCACAATGTAAGTACCACCATATACCGTAGCGTTCTTCATGTACACCGCTTCTCTGTTGTATACAGATTGCTGGGGTGCGTTGTATTCGTTTCCTTTAAAATAGAAACCTATGTTCCCGTATGCTGACTCCTTCTTCTCGTATATGATATCATCAACAGACATGAACTCAAAGTCCATCACTTCTATTTTGTACTCATCGTATCCTTGGCGATATCTTGTACCGGGTCTGTCGTAACCAGATCCTGTTGTAGAGAACTGAGTAGGGTTGTTCCCATACTTGTTCATTACAGTCTTAGCAATCTCCTCATACTCTTGCTCTGTAAACTGGTTACCAGCAATGCGCTTTAAGTCCATGATTGTTATGTACTTAAAATGACCAGCATAGGTTAGGTCAGAGAATGTTGGGTCGTCTGTATAGTTGTGTATAAATTTCTTTGGATCAACATACTCCTCGTTGATTCCATAGTTGGGGTCATTGCTTCTTTTGGCAACACCCATACCAAGAGTTGCTAGGTCTTCAACACAGCGACGGTAGATAGATTGATTAAAGTCATTCCACTTCAATGTCATCTCAGTAGCAATCTGAGCAGAGATTTCTGCGTCCGTCTTAATGTTGGTGTCTAAGAATATCTCAGTTTCTTCTGGTGTGTCTGGTAGTTGTCCAGGGTCTTGTTTAACACGCAGGCCTAGTGACTTCGCTTCCTCAATCATATCTCGATTCTCGATACGCAAGACGGTAGCGTTTTTCTTCTTATCCTTCTCTGTTCTTGAAAGGGGGTCAATGGCCTCAATCTGAGGGTATGGTTCTTTTGAAAGAATTTTGTTTACAACAATCTTAACAAACTTAGGTACAATAGGAACTGGCGTATAGTCTAGCGTCATCAAGGTTCCGTCACCATTGTTGTTATCGAGAGAGTTTAATATCTGACGATAGATAGATGTGTCTTGTGTTCCTTGCGCATAATCTCTACAGCGTTCCATTTCGCTGTTGCGTCTTCCATACAATGAGTTTTGATAGTCACTTCCAATCCATTGCGCAAACATAGCCTTTGCATATTGCAGACCATATTGCTTAGACATCTTCTCCTCAACACCAGATAAAGGATCTGGAAATGAGGATTGTCCATTTGTGTATTCGTTGTCCATACTTTAGATTGCTACTGTTGCAAATATACCTCTTATTATTTTCGTATAATTATCTGACCTTTACGGAAGAACTGCTTACTATTGAAATCTGATTTTGGCTTTTCGGGCCTATGACCTTGAGCCGCAAGAAGGGCTAGTCCGCTTGATATAGAAAGGTCATATTTTGTACGATCGTCTATCTTAAAGTTTACCCAGTCCTCTAGAGTTCTCTCGAAGTACATCTTTCCGTACTCTAGTGTCTGCTCGTTTAGACCGACGTTCGCGTGTATAAAAGATTCTATAGCCTGTGCGTGCGCTTGTATGACGTCTTGTGAGTTGGATGGTATGCCTTTAGTTTTTGTTTTGCTGCCGTAATTCGATGTAAGGTGAGCCGGTCTGTCTAGCAAGAAGTGGTCATAACCTCTTGATTCAAAGTGTCTTGCGATTCCGTATTTGTTATTCTCAATCAAAACAGGGTACCCATAAAACTTGGATGCCATTAATATGTCTTCATAAAAAATCTTTGCTAATGGTGGTCTTGAAGCGTACTCTGCTACAAACATATTCGATGGGTACTCAAGGTTGAATTTGTTAAAGAAATGACAAGCACCTTTAGATCCTCTCCCATCCACTGTTGCATCTATATCATAACTATCGACTCCAGCACATCCTAACCAGGCGTTCTCTGGTTTCTTTTTATTCCTTAACTCTACAGGTGGCATCCATGCTACTCTCCATCTTCCATTGGGATCAGGACTAAACACTACCTCTGTATCCTTCTGCCCTAGCGCCCAAACAAAGTTTCCTACAACCACAGGGTTCGGGAACAAATCCTCGTTGTACTCTACCTGTTCGTATATCTTTTGTACGTTAAACAGAGATGCCTTTGCACTATCTCTAAACGCTTCGGCTTCTGTAAAAGGGAACTGGCGTATAACCTCGTTTAGTTCGTAAGAGTCTCCAGACAAACCTTTTCTTTCATTCTTTAAGTAAGTCTTTGAACCTAGGCTTATATACTCACCCTCTAGTCCTATAATATTTTTTTCTAAATCCTCAACGACTGGCATGCCATGTTTATCGAAGAACCCTTCTAGTGCATTGTATGCTGGTATAAAACACCCATACAAACCACTCTTTGTCCTACCGTTTTCATTTCTGTCGTTTACATTACTTGCGTAGTACAGTTCTCTATACTGCCGACCCCCTCTGTCTAGAGGATTAACAGTGCTTCCTACCAATGCTTTGCCTACAATCTTTCTACCTACAAGCAAACAAGTTCTTTGTATTCGCCATGCTTCTCGTATATCATTACCTTTTTCCCACTTACCAGCCTCATCCAAATACAAGATGTGTAGTTTCTCTCCATCATAGGCATTGTTGGTTGTGTTCTTCCAGTTAATAATTGTATTAAGAGCCTCACCTCTTGATGAGGTTTTGTTCTTTTTGGTAATTCTTTTTGATGGCTCACGAAAGGCAAGTTCCATTCTGGGATTGGTAGTACCATCTTGAATAGGTTTAAAGAAAAAAGGCAGTGACTTATATATAGGCACCACCTTCTTCATGAATATATTTTCCTGTGCATCAGTACCTGTCTTAGACATGATGCCCAGTAGTTTCTCTTTAACCTGTGTTCCTTCGTTTACAAGCACTGCTGCCGACATGTTAGTGTATCCAGATCTACGACACTTAACATATACCTGTCCAACACATCTTGGGTCTGCTACGCAAGCATCAAGGTGTACGAATAGTTCTCTTTGAAAATCAAGGTAGGATGGGTATCCGATATCAATCTTACACCACTGTAAGAAAAAGTAGTGGTTTCCGGTAATATAGGTAGGTACCCCGTTGT